ATACAATTGGGCTACCTGATGATAGCTTCAGAGCTTTCCTAGACTATGAGGAACTGGCAGAGAAAATCGACTCAATGACTGATATGAATATGCACTCCCACAAAGGTATTGCACGTTCTATTGCACGAACTGTATTGTCAGAAGGTGTAAGTTTATTTGGTGCTTTTGTAATGTTACTTAACTTCCAAAGACAAGGTAAGCTAATGGGTTTATCAAAGATTAATGAATGGAGCATCAAAGATGAATCACTACACGTTGAAGGAATGGTTAAACTATTTCACCAATTCCTTGTCGAACACCCTAGAGTTGTTACAGATGAGCTTAAAGCTGACATATACCAAATGTTTAGGGATGCTGTTAAGCTTGAGGATAAATTTGTTGATTTGGCATTCGAGATGGGTGATGTGGAAGGTCTTACGAAAGAGGAAGTAAAGAAGTATATCCGTTATATTGCTGATAGACGATTGATTCAACTAGGGCTTAAAGGTAACTATGGTGTTAAAGAAAACCCACTACCGTGGCTAGATTGGATTATTAGTGCTGACAATGTAACTAACTTCTTTGAACAACGTGTAGCTGATTATAGTGCGGCAGGATTAACAGGTAGCTGGGGATGGTAAAATGAGCAATCAACCTAATATACTATTTATAGATATTGAAACAAGTCCTATCTTTGGAGCAGTTTGGAAAATGTGGGATAACAACTTATCACTAGATATGATTAAAGATGATTGGTATATCTTATCTTATTGTGCTAAGTGGGCTAACAAAGACAATTTTATTTATAGTGATTGTAGACACACACTCGAAGATGACTATGACTTACTGTCTGAGCTATGGACACTACTTAATGCAGCTGATGTAATTATCGGTCACAACCTCGACAAGTTTGATATTAAGAAGATTAATGCTAGATTTATCCTTAACGGATTTACACCACCTAGCCCTTACTTAACTATTGATACTTTAAAGATGACTAAGAAGACATTTAACTTTACTTCTAATAAGCTTGAGTATTTAACTGATAAGCTATGTGAAGAGAAGAAGTTAAAACACGGTAAGTTCCCTGGTTATAGTTTGTGGAAAGAATGTTTACAAGGTAACGAGGAAGCCTGGCAGGAAATGAAGGAATACAACATTATGGATGTAGTCTCTCTAGAAGAGCTATACAATGTTCTAAAAGCCTGGTATCCAAACCACCCTACTATCTACACACCACAAGAAGAAGATGAACATATTTGCCCTAAATGCGGTGGTACTCACTTACAGAAGAGAGGAACGTATGCAACAAAAGCAGGTATCAAGTATCAAAGATTCCAATGTCAAGAATGCTTCGGATGGAGCAAAGCAAGGTTTCAAGATAAAGTAGATAAATCAATAAAAGAAAAAATGCCAACAAGTCTATAGGAGACAATATGAGCTTATTAAAAACACTAACAAAAACATACAACATGGCTTCACCTGAGTCTATTAAAGAAGACTTTAAGTCTACTGTGATTATGTCAGCTGACTCAGACAATGTAACAGACACCCAGATTGCTGACTTAGTTTCATTATATGCTGAGTACAGTATCTGTTATCTACAAGCTGTAGCTATGACACTTGATGAACCAGTAGGTATGCAAGCGACAATGAAGTTTATGAATAGCTTAATTGCTGAGTTTATGCATTCAGCTAGTCTTCACTACTATCACAAAGAAGGAAGTTATTCTATTGTTGATAAAGCAATTCAAAAAGCTTTAGATGGTGACGGTCATATCGACATTGAAGAAGTTAAACTACTAATAGGTGAGATTGAACTATCTTACGTTGAAGAACCAGAAGAAGAATTGGAGTAATATTATGAGAGCCTTAGTTGATGCAGATAGTTTATTATATAAAGTAGGTTTTGCTATTGAAGAGAAAACAGTTTGGAATGAGCTAGAAGTATCACTAGGGCTTGAAGAGCCTTTAGTAACTTTGGAAACAGACTTAGACCAATGCTACTCTTCCTTTGATTTGTACATAGAGAATATTCTATGTGCTGTTGAGGTAGAAGAAGCTGTGTTAGTTTATACTGGTAGTAATAATTTTAGGTACAATAATCCTTTAGGCTATAAAGAGAATCGTAAGAATCTCAACAAGCCTTTAGGGTATGATGCTTTACTACAGTATTCAAAAGATAAATACAAGTCAATAGTTATTGATGATATGGAAGCAGATGATTATGTAGTATATGAAAAGACTACTAAACCAGATGACTATATTTTATGTGCTATTGATAAAGATGTGTTGTATCAAACAGAAGGTACTCATTACAACTACCACACAGATGAGTTTGTTGAGACAACTAAAGAAGAAGCTACTCACTACGCCTACTTACAAACTTTAATGGGAGACTCTTCAGATGGTTACACAGGTATTCCTAGAGTAGGTAAAGTAAAAGCTACAAAGATTCTTGAGGGACTCACAACAGAACAAGAGATGTGGGAAGCTGTTGTAGATGCTTATGAAGCAAAAGGTTTGACTGTTGAGGATGCTATTAACACAATGAGATTAGCCAATATGCATCAGTATAATGGTACGGAAATATGCTTATGGAATCCTCCACTTTAAAAGAACGGACATTATTAGATAAAGATAACTTTTAGGTTACAAAAGGAGACAATATGAAGCTTACTAAAACTACTTCTTTAGAAACAGTTATAGAGGTTTTATTAGAAAAGTATCCTAACCAACTACCTACTATTCCACTTGAAAAAGAGGAACTAGGTATCTTGATTGGGAGACAACAAGTTATTAAGTATTTATCAGATATTCTTGAATCTATTGAGAGTAAAAGAAAATGAATAATAACCCAATAAAAATTGTACTCTACGACCATACCTTTGAAAAAGAGTTAGAAGCTTTGCTTATTAGTTTGAGTCAGGAACTCTTTGGGGAAGGTACAGTTAGTATAGAGGACTTTGTGAATAACCATTGGTCTATCTACCTAGCGGTAAGGGATAGTAAAGTAATTGGTTTGTCTAGTTTTGTACACAATACATACTTTGGACTACGACCACCTACAATAGGTAACTCCTACCTCTACGTTCTACCTGAGCATAGAGGGTCAAGGGCTACTTACCTACTATCACTACAATCAGGTTATATTAGTGACTACCTTCAACTTCCACTTGAAAACTATTACGCTTCAGAAGAATCTAAAAAGATTAGTCGCAAGCTTAATGGTACAAAGGCATACGAAACGTATGTATACGAAGTAGAAGAAGTCAATAGAGTATTTAAAAATTTAAAAAGCAAAGTAAATATAAGGAATTAATTATGAAAAAGTTTGTTGGACTACGCTTACAAGGATTCTTCCAAGATTCATGTGATGATGAAGGTTTTGTAATGGTAATGGGTATTAACGCAGGTGGTGGTAAAGGTGGTGGTGTTGTAGAAAAGCCAGTATTTGTTCCTCCTCCAGTAGCACCTGCTGTAAACGAAGCGGCCACACAAGAATCTGCTGTGACCCCAGAAGAAGAGATGAAGCGTAAACGTGAAGCTGTTAAGCAAGGAACTAAGTCACTACAGATTCCAATGACAGGTGGTGAGGCAACAGCTGGTTCTGTTGGTACTGGTACAACTACGCCATAAGGATAACATAGAAATAAATACAACAACTATTGACTTAGCATGGTCTGTAAATTGGATTGAAAAAGATTAAGGAAAATAAATGGCAGGTGAAACATATACAGTTGAAGAACTGATTGCACAAGCCTCTTCATCAAAGGAAAAGTTTTCTAAGTTAGATGCTGACCGTTCAGCTGTTCTTGATAGAGCAAGAGAATGTTCACAGCTAACTATTCCTTCTGTTGTAACCGATGGTGGTCACACAGAAACAGATGACTTAGATACTCCTTACCAGGCGGTAGGAAGTCAACTTGTGCATAACCTGGCAAGTAAACTACTCCTAGCCCTACTACCACCTAATACTAGCTTCTTTAGATTATTACCTAATCCAGAAGTTATTGAACTTGTTAAACAACAACAAGAAGGTGGACAAGAAGAGATTGAAAGAAACTTAGTAATACTAGAACAAGAGCTAATGAAGCAAATCGAAAGAGAAGCTTTACGAGTTCCTATTTTTGAAGCAATTAAATCACTTATTATTGGTGGTAATGCCCTTCTGTACAAAACAGAGAAAGGTATCAAAAGCTACAAGATGGCTAACTACGTAGTCTTACGTGACTACTCAGGTAATCCAGTTGAGATTATTTGTAAAGAGTCGTTAACTAAAGATACGCTACCAGAAGATGTACTAAATAGCTTAGAAGAAAGACCAGAAGCAGAAGATACTTCTATGGTGACTATCTATACACGTGCTATTAAGCGTGAAGGTACTTGGTATGAGTTCCAGGAAGTAGAAGATGTATTTGTAGAAGGTTCAGATATTACCTACACCGAAGATAACAAACTACCTTTCATCCCACTACGATGGACATCTATCAATGGTGAGAGTTATGGTCGTGGTTTAGTTGAGCAGTATCTAGGTGACTTCCGTTCACTAGAAGCTTTATATCAACTACTACTTGAAGCTTCATCAGTTATGTCTAAAGTTGTATTTGGTAAACGTCCAGGTTCAACAGTTGATGTAGATGATATTAACGAAGCTGAGAATGGTATTTGTATTCTAGGTGATTTAGAACAAGATATTACTACCTTACGTGTAGATAAAGGTGCTGACCTACAAGTTCCTATGAATATGGTTCAGACCTTGACACAACGACTAGAACAAGCTTTCTTAGTTGCATCAAGTGCTGCACGTGATAGTGAACGTACTACAGCTACTGAGATTAGATATATTGCAGCTGACCTAGAGAAGTCTTTAGGTGGTGTATACAGTATCTTATCACTTGAGCTACAACGTCCACTAGCCTACTTACTACTAGCACAATCAAAAGCAGATATTGAATCTCTTGGTATTGAGATGGTAATTGTAACAGGTGTAGAGGCATTAGGTAGAAACGTAGAATTAGATAAGATTCGTCAGTTCAACCAATTGATTCAAGAACTAGGTTCACCTGAAATTGTATTAAGTCGTTTAAATGTAGCTAACTATATTGATAGAATTGCTAACAGCTTATCACTAGATACAACAGACTTAATCAAAACAGATGAACAGTTACAACAAGAGCAACAAGCTCAACAGCAACAACAGTTACTAGCTCAAGGGGCAGGTAACTTAGTAGACGGGGCAACTACGCCTCAACAATAATAGCTATAAAGGAGACCATAATGGCTAAGACTAAAAGTTTGTACGAATTAAAACAAGAAGGGCTTAAGAAAAAGAACCCTAATACAATCACAGATGCAGATTACTTCTTACGTGATAAAGAAGAAGAAGCTAAGAAAGGCTACCCTAACTCTATTGATATGACACCTGTTGAAGAGGCTAAACCTGCTCGTAAGGTTGCAGCTCCTAAAGGAGAGTAAATATGTCAGAAGAAGTAGTAGATAATCAAGTAGTCGATAATACTATCACACAGCCTTCAGGTGAGCCTCAACGAGAGCTTCGCCCAGAAGAGCAAGAAGCTATTGCACGTTACAAAGAGTCTCAGCAGTCTCAAGAAGAGAAAGCTGAGGGTATGCCAGAAGGCTATAACGAAGATGGCACTGAGAAAGAAGAGTTACTTGCAGGTAAGTTTAAGTCTCAAGAGGAGTTAGTAAACGCCTACAATGAACTACAGAAAAAGCTAGGACAGCCTAAAGAAGAAGCTCCACAAGAGCCTCAGCAAGAAACAGAAGAAACTGCTACTACAGATGCACCAGTAATGGATGTATCTAAATATGAAAAGGAAGTAGTTGATAATGGTTCTTTATCTGATAACTCTTACAAGGAGTTAGAAAAGCTTGGGTTTAATAAAGCCCAGGTAGATGCTTACATTCAAGGCCAACAGTCCTACGCTAACTCAGTACGTGATACAATCTACAATTCAGTAGGTGGTCAAGAAGCATACGTTGATGTAGTTAACTGGGCTTCTGACAATATGTCACAAGATGTAATTAAAGAATACAACGAAGCTGTTGACTCACTAGACCAAGATAAAGTTTTACGTACCTTAGAGTATATGAAGCTTAAATATGATACTGCTGCCCCTAAACAAACAAGACGTTTAGAAGGTGATGCAGGGGCTAGTGGGCTTCAGCCTTTTGCTGATAAGAATGAGTGGCAGAGAGCTGCTACTAACCGCTTATATGGCAAAGATGCTAAGTATACAAAGATGGTAGATAGTCGTTATCTAGCTGCACGTAAACGAGGCATTCTGTAACCGAATAGCACGATTGATTTTTTGTCTCCTTTGGTCTTTCGTGCTTCTTTTTAAAGGAAGACATTTTAGCTAAGATGTGGGTAATTATACCTATCTTAATTTAACTACGCAGCGAGACCTGTTTAAACTAAGTAACCTTGATGCTTGTTTTTATAAGTATTCTGTAAGCCCTAAGTTGAAAATGCGTTTGGATATGAAGGATAACTTAAAGAGGACTAATGAAGAAAGCTGAGATTACACAATACTATAATCAATCATTAAAGGTAATTTAAAATGGCACTAACAGTAAATAACATTGGTAACAACTCTTCAACCCCTCGTGGGCTTCCTACAGAAATGGATAACTCTTTAGAAATCTATTACGGTTCAGTCTTGACTGCATTTGACCGTAAGCAGCTTTTCTTAGACCTAGTAACTACTAAGTCAATTGACTCTGGTTCTTCTATCTCTATTCCTGTAATTGGACAATCATCTGATTCAGATACTAACACTCACGTACCTGGTACTGAGCTAAGTATGTCTGCTATCGCAGTTAAAGAGCGTATCATTAACATTGATGCACTTGAGTACTATGCACTAGCAGTAGATAAGTTTGAAGAAAAAGTGTTACACTTTGAGACTCGTGGTGAGTTAGCTAAACAAGCTGGTGAAGCATTAGCTGTTAAGATTGACAAAGCTGTTGCGGCTTTACTTGTGACTGCATCACAGACTTCTGGTACTATCGGTGGTTCTGCGGTTCAGGCTGATGGTACTGAAGTAAACAACGATGTAATCGATTCAGGTTCTACTCCTAAAGCTAAGGGTGATGCTCTTATCGAAGCAGTATTTGAAGCTGTAGCAGCAATGGAAGAGAAAGATGTAGCTGGTGAGAAGTACTTAGTTGTTTCTCCTAAAATCTACTCTTACCTAGCACAGTCAGATGCAGTTAACAAAGATATCACTTCTGGTGATAACGGTGGTATCAACAAAGGTACAGTAATGGAAGTTGCAGGTATTCGTATCTACAAGTCTAACTATGTTCCAGTTGATTCATCTATCGATGTTGGCGGTACTAACAAGAAGCTAAAAGCATTGCTATTTACTTCTGAAGCAGTAGCTATTGCTAAGTTGATGGACGTTACTTCTGAAGTTAACTATATCCCTGAGCAGTTAGCAACTCTTATGACTACTTACTACTCTTACGGTGGTGGTGTTCTTAAGCCTGCTTGTTCTTGTGTTATCACAGGTGGTACAGCAGCTTAATTGCTACTAAAATAAGGACTACTGAGTAGTCTTTTAGAGGGCTTCCTTCGGGGAGTCTTCACTAAAGATTATTCACTGAATATAAATAATAAGGAAAAATACTATGACAGTTATTGATGGTATTAATAGAATGCTGAGGTATATTGGGGAACTCCCTGTACCATCAGGTGTTGTTATTGACAGCCTACCAGAAGGACACGAAGCTGTTCAAGCAAGAACAATTCTAGAGGAAACTCTACGAGAAGAACAAGAAGAGAAGTGGTGGTTTAATACTTTTGAAACTACTTTTATCCCAGATACAGATGGGTACATCACACTACCACAAAATGTAATCTCATTTGAAGACAATGCTTACTTTAAAGAAGGTGGTAACTTATATACAAGAGACACATTAACTTCTATATTTGAAGAGCCTGTTACTATGACAGCTCGATTAGAAATTAGTTTTGATAATATCCCAGATATCTTTAGAACATATATTATTTTAATTGCAGCTAAACATCTTCACGTATACTTGAATGGTGATGAAACTACACAACGAGAATTAGAAAATAAAGTTAATATCCAACGTATTAAACTTGAAAGAGAACACCTAAAGATGTCTAAGTTTAACTTAGTAAAAGGTGGTAGATTAATCGACAGAGGTACTAACCCTACTGCATTATAATAGGAGCTAATATGCCAAAGATAAACAAAGTATATCCTCCTTTCTTTAATGGAGTTACACAGCAAAATCCTGAGTTAGCTTTAGATAGTCAGTGTAAAGAAATGACTAACTGTGTGCCTGACTTAGTTTCAGGCTTAACTAAGCGGCCTCCTACTAAGTTTCAACGTCTGCTAAAGAACTCAGAAGTAAGCTATGCTGATACAGCTACTATCTTTCATACCTACGATAGGGGTGAAGACGATGAAGAGTATATTATGCTTGAAACTGGTGAAGCCAGTGACCCTGTAAGAGTTTTTAATAAAGCAGGTGACGAAATGGTTGTTCAGTACAATGCAACCAATCAGTCTGAGATTAAAACTTATTTAACTCAAGGGAATTTAAAAGGCCTTACTGTACAAGATAGAACATGGGTATTTTCTAA